GGTGTTGTTAACGCTGACGAGCAGCTTTTGAAGTTTCTTTTGTTTAATGGTATTAGCACCCATGCTATTGGCCAAAACAAAATGATGTCTATCACCAGTATAGATGACATCACTTCGGGCAGAGGATCGTATTCTGACACGATCATAAAAGTGAGAATGAAAATGGGCGATTTAAACACAGTTGTTTCTATTGAATTATCAAATGAGCAACTTGAAGAAATTGTAAGGATTGGTCTTCGCACCCAATTCGGTGCATATGTTGAATCGGTCAAAGTGATATCGTTGTATCACGGCTTAAAGAAGTACGAGCTTGAAGTTACTTTTAAAGGAAGAGGTTAACATGAAAATTGGGAAGCCTGTTGGTTTTGGCCAGCTTAACAAACCGAAAGCAGTTGTTTTCGGGGCTGAAGGTTCGGGGAAATCTACGATGGGATCGAAGCTTACAAAAGCTTTGTTTCTTGATGTAGAGGGTGGTATCTCAGGCATAGACATTGATTGCGTGGCAATAAAAACATGGGCAGAATTTGTAGCAACCATCAAAGAGATAGTTACATCTACAGAATTTGCTTATGAAAATATTGTCATCGATTCTCTTACCGCTTTGGAAAGATTGCTTCACCAGCACATCTGCCAAACCTCTGGAGCATCATCAATCGTGCTGGCCTGTGGCGGGTATGGTAAAGGTCTTGTCGAGTCTGTTACTCAGATGTCTTTGCTGATTAATAGCCTTAATGCAAAGAAGGATCTTGGTGTTTACTTTTTGTGTCATTCAACAGTAAAGTCTGTCAATGACCCTACAAGAGGTGAGTACGCTTCTTTCGGAGTTCGTGCTGACAAAGCAATGTCTGAATGGGTTACTTCTTGGGCTGATCTAATTGGATTTATTGAAATCGACCTAATGGTGGGTGACGATGGTAAACCGATTATTAAGAAAGATGGTAATGAAGTTCGCAGAACCATTACTGTTACACCAAGGGGTGGGCTAACTGCGAAATCAAGGATTCCAGGCGTAACTGGAACCATGACTGTTGATAGTTTTGTTACTAAGATCAATGAAATTTTTAAGAAAGGGAAGTAGTTATGAGCTTATCAGATGACTTTGAAATCTTTGGGGTTGATGAAGCGAAAGAACTTCAGAAATCCGATATCCTCCCTGCGGGGGAATATCCAGTAACAATCACTAGGGCTGAAGTCCGCACCAAAGATGACAAGAAATGGTTGTCGCTTGGTTGTCAGATCGATGCTCCGCATGATATGCAGGGGCGGTTTAAAACCTTTACCTTGTACATCAAGGATGGTCATCCTAACCCACAGGTTTGCAATATTCACGCAAAACTAAGGCAGAGTCTTGATGCTGCCTTGGGCCTTGATCGGATGACCCTGACCAACATCATTGGTCAGTCCTGTGTAGTTAAAATCAAGAATAGCGAGAAGAATGGTGCTACATATGAAAATGTAGAAAAATTCTTGAAAGCTATCTAATCTTTGCTCATGCTGTGCTTGGAAGCAACCGATAAGAAAGGTAAGGAGGTGCAGCATGAGTAAACTTTTCTTGTTTTGTTTGTGTTTCTTGATTGGATGTCAGGGAACTAGGAATTCGATAGAAGCTGGGGCATCGACAACTTTAATGTCTGATTCCCCAGTAATCGAAAAGATGGATGTAAATTTAAAGCTTAAAAAGGAGTGGTAAGCTATGGAAGTTATTGCAAATATTTTCGAGTTGAGAGCAGCAGTTACAAATGCCTTCGGTGAAAAAAGTTTTATTGAAACACTAGAACGCAGGGGAATGTATCGCTCACGGATTGCTAGCGTTGTAGACACAGATTGGTCTACTGAAGATGGTCAATTAATAGCACATCATTGGACAGTCGATCCAGAACCTATCGTTGAAAAATTTAATTTCCCGCCTACATGGTCTAACAAAGAATCTTGGAAGAACACATTTAATTGCGATTATCCTGAGTGTCTAGAAGATGCTCTTGATGTAGCCTTGTGGACTCCAAGAACCCCATCTAGATTAATCATTGAAGATGACAATGGTATTCGAGTTTTAAAATCGATTGAGACAGATCCAGTTCAAAGAGTCGAAGAAAAAAGAATTAAACCTGTTAGCTTTCCGATTAAAAGGAAGAAGCCTGTTAACAATCAACCTACCTTATTTGGAGCTTAATATGAGTGACGAACCTTTATTTGATCCCGAAGAAACAAAACCCATCCCCGCTGGAACTTACTCCGCTCGTATTATGCGAGCGGAGATTAAGACCAGCAGGGCGGGAAACAAGTACCTTGCTTGCGATATGCAGATTCTCCAAGGATCACAGCAGGGCAGGGCATTAGATGCAAATTTTCACATCTTTTCGACTGACACAAAGTTCAGAGCAGACTCAAGAAGGAAGCTAGCTAGACTGGCTTCCTCATGCGGTATCACTACTGTAATGAAACCCGAAGAACTTGTGGACAAACCTTTCTTAGTCGAAATAGGCGAAACCACAGATAACTATGGGGCAACGAATTTGATTCTTGGATACTCCAAATTAGGGAGAGCATGATGAATCAAAAAGAATTAAAAAAAATAAAAAAAGTTTTAGAAAATATTTATTTTCATTTGAATAAAGATGAATACCCATTTTTATTAAATGACTCAGAACATCAAAAATTTTTAGAAGCAATGAGCATTCTTAATTTAAATAAAAAAGAAAAACCTATTCCAGAACAAGTTGCAATTGATTATATAAGAAGTGGAAACGCTTATTTTGTCAAAAAAAAATATAAAGAAGCTTTGGATAATTATTCAAAAGCCATAGAGGCAAACCCTCTTTTTTTAAAAGCTTATTTAAACAGAGCATTTGTCTACAACAAACTTTTTCAACTAGACAAAGCCATTTTGGATTTTAATTTTGTAATTAAATTAGAACCAAAGTGCGATAGAGCTTACAGCGGAATTGCAATTTCTTATTATTATAATTCTGATTTTCATGCTTGTAATTTTAAAGATGATGATTTAACAGATAAACAGAAGGAAATTAAACAGGAATTAAATTACTCTATCTTAAAATCAATAGAAAACTTTTCAAAATCAATTGAATTAAAACCAAATAATGCGTATTCATATAATGGAAAAGGTTGGGTACATTATTGCCAAAACAAATACACAGAAGCCATAGAAAGTTTTGATAAAGCAATTTTTTTAGAACCAAGCTTTAAAAGTGCTTATTACAATCGTGGATTATCATATAGTTCAATCGGAAACCATATTCAAGCTATTAATGATTTTACTAAAGGAATAAGCATACCGTTTTTTAATGATTGGCTTTTTTATTTGTCAAGATCGATTTCTTATAACGCAATAGGTAAAAAAACCGAGGCCGAAGAAGATAAAATTAAATCAGATAAACTTTTATTAAAACTTGAAGATGCTGAAAGAAAAGAAATTGAATGTCCATTTTTTAAAAAAGGAATTTTGTATGCTTCGTAAATATCAAAAAGATGCCGTGGATTCTCTGTTCCAGTTTCAGAATGATCGCCCTGGTCATTCATCTGTAATAGTGATTCCAACTGGTGGCGGGAAAACTAGAGTCATGGCTGAAATAATCAGACGATCATTTGAAGCCAACCCGAATTGCAGGGGAATGATTCTCAGTCATGTTAAAGAGTTGCTTGAGCAATCTTCCAAGACTTGTACACATTACGCTACCACTACTGGCCTACCTGTTGAATCAATCGGAGTTTACTCCGCTGCATTAAAACGCAGGGAAGTAAAGCCTTTGACGATTGCAGGGATTCAAAGTGTGTACAGAAAGGGTGCTGACTTTGGTTATCTGGATTTCATTATGATTGATGAATGTCATCTGATCAGCCAGAACAAAGAAACCATGTATCGAAAGTTTTTGTCGCAAGCAAAGATTTCAAACTCTAGAGTAAAAGTTGTTGGCTTAACCGCCACTCCATACAGACTACAGAGCGGTATCATCTTTGGTCATAAAGAAAAGACTTTTGATAATTGTTGCTATGCAATCGGAGTCAGGGATTTGATTGACGAAGGTTTTCTTTCACCATTAGTAACGATGGGTACAAGTGATTCACCTGACTTAAAAAATGTTCGCATTAGAGCGGGTGAATATTTCTCTAAGGATCTTGATGCGATTCTCGAAAACGCTGATCTTGTTCAATCTAGCGTTAAAGAAGCAATCGTAAAAGCATCTTCAAGAAAATCTGTATTGGTGTTTGCTTCATCGATTAAACACGCTGAAATGATCCTTAATGAATTAAAGAAACAAGGCCAGTCAGCAAACATGATAACAGGAGAAACCCATTCAACGATCAGAGATTTTTTAATCAATGGATTTCGGGCTAACAGTTTTAAATGGCTTGTGAATGTAGCTGTTTTGACCACAGGTTTTGATGCCCCTGGGATTGATTGCGTTGTG